ATAATATTTTTTTAATTGTAAATTACCTTCTTCTTTAATAATATTATCCTTTGAATTTATTTTAACCTTAGCATCTAAATATTCAAAAATATCTGGATAGAATTTTTTTCTTAACACACTATAATTATTTAACTTCCATTCTTCAACATCAACTTGACCATAAAAAAATTCATCTATCAAAGTATCTAACTCTACATCTGTTAAACTTTTATTTATAATTGGATATTCATCTTTGATTTCATTATATTTATAAATATTAATATCATTAATATCTTTACTTACAGCTTTTTCATTAATAATTTTCTGTGTAACCTTATCAAATGTACCTTCTATATGTTCTTCAATACTATCATCATATTGAATTTCAATTTGATTTGGAGAACACGAAACTGTCTTTATTATAGTACCTGTGTTTTTATTATATATTGTATATTCCATTATCTTTTAGTCTCCATTGCCCATGTAAAGTTATTACTAATTGTACCATCTCCAGATTTACTAACTGTATATGTTTTAGTAGATGAACTTGCTGATCTTGTAACAAAACCTGCAACTGGAATTTTAATTGAGTCCCCTTGATTTCCATATTGAGAATATTGTAAACTTGCACTATCTGATCCATTACTAATTGTTACAGTTCCACTTCCTATTGTATCATTCAAATTCATAGTGATTTGACAACTAAATCCTGCAAGAGTCTTACCTCCAAGAGTAGTTATAGCAACACTTGATGATGCAGAAGAAACTGAATTAGTAATAGCATTAACATTTATGTTTCCAGTAGCTATTATATTACCACCAACTAATAAACTAGAACCATTCCATTTTAAATAATTAGATGAATCACCAATATTTATACCATATGTACTTAAACCACCATCCCACCCTAAGTATATACCAGCAGTATTATCCCAATAAGTATCTTTACCAATTGTTTTCAAAAAACCAGTACTATTTATAACTACTGATCCTAAATTAGCGCTTATTGCAGATAAAGTATTTGTGGTAATAGCAGAAGCAACTATTGTATTAGTATAAATCTTACCACCATCAATTTTAGTTGTATCTGAAGTATGTTCCCAATCTGAATTATCAGTAGCAGCAGTATATGATTCACTTATAGTATTTCCAGTATAATTATTAGCATTATTTGCTGTATTACTTCCTGTTACATCTGCACCAGTAGCTATACCAGTTAATTTATTACCTTCTGTTGTATTAATATCACCAAGATCATTTGGAGAATCATCTATATTGCTATATCCAGTTGTATTTGCTTTAAAAGTTACTGCTCCAACTATAGTACCATCATCTACATTTATATTTAAACCACTTGTTGGATAGTTTGAAGATATTATTTCACCAGTAATAATTGTTCCTATATCTCCACTTATACTTGATAAATGTTCAATAGCTGCTAACTCTGATATTATAATTCTACTTGGAACTAATTCATAAAATGTAGTAGTCCATGAATTATATAAATAAATTCTTATATGAGTAGCTGAAATATTATTAGGAAATAGAGCAATATTCAATCCTGTTTTTGTCATATCCCAATAATTTGTTTGAGCATCACTTTCATTACTAGCAACTAATAATCTATTATCACTATCAGTTGTATGATCACCTTCTGCTTTTAAATAATTCCATGTTGAACCATCAGTTGAATATCCAATATAAACATTAGCATTTCCATTGTTAGTCCATATACCAATTCTATCAAAATAATTCTCAATATTATATGCATATTGAATATATTTATTTGATCCACCTGTATAACTTACTCCATTTGTTGATCTATCACTATTATATAATTTTAATAAATTAGATTCGGATGTTCCTTCTGTATCTGTAATAGTAATTGAATCTTGTAATTCAACATCAATATTTATATCAGGAATTATAAGAGGATTAATAGGAGATGAAACTACAGATTTAGTTCCTACACCAAATAAATCATATGGTTCAATTTGTATTCTATAACTTGTATCTACATCTAATCCTTGAATGTCATATGTATTAATAGGATGATTAACATCCCCTATATCTGTAGTAGGAGGATTTGAGGTATCACAATATATTTTATAATAATACATATCATTATCGTTAGTTAAAGTCCATTCAGCTCTTATATAACCATATCTTGCTGTACCTGTTGGAGTAGTACTTGACATATCAGGAATTGGATTATCTGCTGTTGTTGAAGCATAAGATGTTGAACTTATTCCATATACATCTACTGCATATACATAAAATAATAAATTTCTAGTTGGAACTCCATCATGATCATCTACATTCATAGCATATGTATAAATATATGATACAGCATCAACTGAAGTATCTACAGTTCTTAATAAAGTAGTATCGTCATCCATTACAACTACTGTATAATGATCTACATTTGAATCTCCAACATCATCATCATATGTGCTAGAATATTCTGAACCTGCACTTGGATCCCATACGATTTCACAATCTCTACCTGACCAAATTCCTGATCCATCTGCAGTATCTAAATTTGTAGGAGGTGCTAAATTATCTAAAGCATCTGCTAATACAAAATCTGTATAAGTTAACCATTCACTTTCAATTCCAACACCAACACCACGAACACCAATATCATATGTATCACCAATAACATCTTTCCAATCATAACTATTTTCTACAGTTTCTCCTAAATATATCCAACCACCACTTGAAGGACGATATCTTAATTCATATTTATCTACTCTTGGATCTGTTGAATGAACCCAGGATATTTGCATACCGTATTTTCTAATATCCTGATCACCTTCTGTATATGTATATCCTTCAATAATTAAATTTGTAGGTGGTTCAAGTTTTGATGCTAATAAAGCAGTACTAACAGGATTTTCACCAATAATTCCATCTTCAATTCTTGCATATTTAGCAGGGTCATATTCCACACCCATTATATTATAAAAACCTTCTTCTTCTATATTTGTAACTAATAAAAATTGTCTAGTAGTTAAATCATTTACTGATATAACTAATTGAGCTCCTATAAGATTATCTGTTAAAGCACCAGACCATATTAATGTATCAGTTGTTCCTGCTCCATTAGTTAAAGTTTTTTCTTCTGCATCTGAAGTAGCAGTTTGTAATAACATTGTATATGTTTTACCACCTTCAAATACTATTTCTTTATCTAGAACTAATGATTCTGTAGTTGGATAACTCTTAACTCTACCTTCTAATATAGTAAGTGCATAATTAGGATCTTGAATAGATAATAGTGTTCCTGGAACAGCGTCCGCCCACTCTAAACCACCTTTAAATTTAACCACTTCACGAGCATTTATATCTGTATCTAATACATAATTACCTCTACGAATTGCTTCAGTTCTTGAATTACATCCAAATGCAACAAAGTCTAACTCGTTATAACCAAAATTGATAATAGAATCTTCATCAACTATTTCTTCAACTGCTAACTTACCTAATTTTTCAGGATCATTCCATGAAACTTTAACAACTGAATGTCTATCTCTTTTTGGAATACCTGAATATTCAAAACCAGCTTCACTAACATTACTTAAACCTACTGGTCTTGCAGGTGATGTTATTGGTTTATCTTGTACGAATGATATTTGACCTGCACTCCAAATTGGATATGCTCTCATAACACTTGAGAAATGAGTTATAACTTGTAATGCTTGATTTCTATTTTCTACAACTCCATTAAATGAAAATCTATGTTCACTTGAAGAAGAATCAGTAAAGGTTCCATCAGATTGTTTAGTTCTTGTTGATACAGTAATAGTTTCATCACAATATTGTCCTGCTGTATATAAACTCCATTTGTCAACCATATCAGCTTCAATAATATTACCTAAACCTATATCAGGATCAGTTAATAAATCATAAATTATCCAAGCAGGGTTATTAGTAACACCAGTTGTAAATGTACCTGTCCAATCACCAGTATAAACTCTTGAATCTGGATCATAATTATCAGGTATTTGAATTTTACGACCATTAACTTTATATGCTCTTGTAGGAACTTGATTACCAAAAGCATTACCATCTATTCTTAAACCAACAACTGCTCTATCATAATATCTTAATTTAGTTTGTATAACACTTGTATATGAATACCATTTAAAAGCATTAACTAATTTAGCACTACCACTATCAGCAGTTATTCTTGTAACTTTAATAACCCAAGGAGCACTACCATATTGAGATAGTTTTTTAAGAACATATTGTTTACGATATTCACTTATACATTTACCATGTATTTTTCCTTTAGCATCTCTATCTATAACTACTTGTTCTGACCCTGCACCATTATCTGGAGTAACTGAAATTTCTAATTGAACTGTTGTTTTATTTAAATCTCCATTATCTACTTGCTCTAATAAAGTAGGTATTGAAATAGTTACTTTACAATCATCAACATCTGTATCAGTAATTGTTCTTGAAACAGCTCCACCTGCAATAGTAACAGCAGTATTAACACTTGTTGTATTTTCAATTGTATCAAACCCTTCTAAATGAGTTTGTGTTGATGTTCCAATTCTTCCTTCTACTGTAACACCACTATAATTAAAAGAATTATCTGGATTTTGAATTGGAATTTCATTTAGATATATAGATTTCGCCCATTCTGATAAATTTGCTGGACCACCAATCTCACCCTCACAAAGTAAATCAACTATGTTAGCGTATGAATTTGCTTGTAATGAATTTTCAGCTTCAACAGGTACATAAGGTGTTGATTCACTACTACCTTTTTGTCCTTTAACAATCATTTTTTTATCTTTCATTATGCTACATCTCCAATCTCAATACCACCACTAGTGAATATTGAACCAATAAAAACATCTTTACCATAAACTAAAGGAACTGCTCCACCAGATTCTGTTCTATTCATCGGTCCGTTGAATAAATATGAAGGTTTTTTATCTGGATCTTCTCTATCTGAATAATCTCCACTTGAAGGTGATGGTGCTAACATACTTGCTACTCCACCTAACATCAAACCAACCCCCATTTGAATTAACATTGGATTTTCAGTTACTACACCTACGACAGTAATAATAGCTCCTAATAAAAATGTAAATATACCACTTTTATAACCCATTGGTAAAGGGAGTACATGCCAAACTGTTTCACTAAAATTCATTTCCAACTCTTCTTTTGTTATATCCTTACCTGTTTTAAAAGTATCACCACGTCTAATAACGTACTTTCTATCCTTTTCAATAGCTTCTCTAAATCCAGGTCTTAAAGCATCAGCAGCTTTCAATAATTCATTAACTGAATTGACATCGGCATTGATCTCTTTTCCAAATTTTTTTATTAAAGCTCCATAGAGTTTAATCATTTTTAAACCTCATTACTTTACGTAAATATTTTCTGTTAAAGTTTATTGGATATGTCCCGCTTATATTATTATACATATGATGTAATACTATCCCAGAATCATCTATATATACTGCTATATGGTTAATAAAACGTGAACCATCTATATTATATAATAGGATATCACCAGGTTTCTTATCCTCAAATTTAACCTCATAAAACGGTGTATCTTCTCTTAAATAAGTTTCAAATAAGTCTTCTTGTTTAATCCAAAAATCAAAGTCATGAGGTGGATATTCAATTTGAAAATCATATGTTTGTTTAACCCAATCAGCTACTAATGTTGTACAATCCATAGCACCCCAAAAGAAAGGACGACCTTCTAAAGGAGCAGGTTCCTTTTCTCCAAATACTATACAATCCATTAATGATCTATTTCTTAAATTTATGATTAATGAAGGTATATTTAATTCTTTTTGTTGTATTTGATCAACCTTTGATGCTCTATTTGAATCATTATGACTATGAACTATACATTCTACTTTTTCATTTATATATAATTCATAATATAAATCATCTTTAATTTCAAAAGATTCTTCTGGTGTTTCACTCTCATTTTTAAATTTTATATACTTACCTTCTGATATGATACCACATGATTCATTTGGAAACTCTTCTTTAGAATGATTGATAGCAGCGTTTACATTCCTACCATCTAATGACCCAATATATATATTTGGACAATATTTAAACATGTTATCTCCTTATCTATATGCAGCGCCCAATAATCCAATTAATGGAAAACCTTTAAAGGGTAATATGTCTGATTTATTTGGATATCTTAATTTACAATCACTTAATTTCTTACCACATACATCTGTTGATATAGTTGCTACTGCACCATCTCTTTTAAAATAATTAGAACCTGTATATGGACAAGTAGCATATGTATAAACCAAACCACCATCATATATTCTATATCTATGTTGACAATAAGGAATAACTTGATTTTTAGGTAATTGTCTGTTACCAATATCAAAAGGAGATATTAATTCCCATTCAATAAAGTGTTTATTTTGAGTTGTCTTTTGTTCAATATAAAATATATCACGAGGAAATTCAGCACTTGAATCAGCACCAGCTTCTCCATCTATATATTTTTTGAATGTTCTCATACGTGTTACTTTAGCACCAATACCATCTCTATAACTATTAACAAAAGCAACAAATGTTAAATTAACATTAGCAACTCTCATTTTAGGTCTTGGCATCCGACCATCACCTGGTATTTCCCAACCTTCAAACTCTACTGGTAATTGTGAATATTCAATTCCACCAAAATAAACACTAGAACCATCATTAGTCATTGGAGTAAATCTATAAATAGAACCACCTAAAGAAGTAGCATCTAAAGTATATAGATCAACCAACTC